AGTTTTATCGCACACTTCTTTGTAAATATCATTGATCTTATCCAAATCTAAGATATAAACCTTTTTAGTATATTCTTTAGTATTGTAGCCACCTGTCGGCTGGGTATAGCCATCTGCCGACCCCCCTAATATTTTATATAAATTACTTGTATTATCTCTTCTCTCCCACTCAATCAAGCCCATGTCTTGAAGTTTTTTTAAATTGTCTTTTATTGCTGTAAGAGAGAGGTTTGTGAGCTGTGTAAGTTTTTTATGAGAGGGATAAGACTGACCAAACTGATCACTATAGTTTGCCAACACAATAAGAATTAACTTTTGACTCGGACTTACTTCTACCTTTAAAACCTTCGTTATGTATTCAAGTGACATATACAACCCTCGTAAGATGATTATCTTTTAATATAAAAAAAATGTAAAGATTATTATGGAATTATTGTAATTTATGTTTATAATATTTGCAGGAGGCTAAAAATGACTACACTAAAAATATATAGTGCTATGAAGGGCGTTCAAGATTATATGATGGAGAACCCTATAGCAAAAAATCAAAAAAACGAATATCAAAACTACAAATACAGAGGCATCGAGGCTGTCGTTCAGGCATTTTCAAAACCCCTGGCAGACAACTCAATAATTCTTTTACCGCAAGATATTAAAGTATCTACCCGGTTCATAAATAACAAAACAACATTAACAAGAATATCAGGAACTTTAAGATTCCTTTGTATGGATGATGGATCTCATGTAGAAAGAAGTTATGAAGGTCATAGTATTTCTTCGCAAGGCAAAGATCTGGAAGCTGCCAAATCTTTTGCATTTAGAGATGCATTGTTAGAAACTTTTTGTGTTCCTTTTGAACAGGTTGATCCTGAATCAATAGACCCTGAACATGAAGAAGAATTTAATGAGCCTACTCTTTTAGACGAATTTACAAAAGAACTCAAAGAAGCTAAAACAAAAGAAGATAAGCTTGAAATATTTAAAAATTACGATAAGGCAGCAGAACTAGAAGGCGATAAAGAAACAAGGGTTCAGCTTAATTTAATTTATAACAAAGAGGTGGCTTAATGGCAGAAGTAAAACAAGGCTCACAGGCTTGGCATGATCAAAGATCTAATAGAATTACAGGAACTAGAATTCCAAAAGCTGTAAATGAGTGTATGTGGACTAAAGGAGATCAATGGGAGGCTCTTGGAAGAGATATGTATAGAGAAGCTCATAAGCTTCCACAGGATCCTTTTGATCAAAGAGCTTTGTATGCCATAACTCATGGTAAAAACAGCGAACCAAAGGCTTTAAATTCACTTAAAGATCTAGGTTATGTTATTAGACAACCCTCTTTTATTGTTCATAAAGAACATGATTGGATGGGGATGTCCCCGGATGGAGTTTTGGTCAAAGGCAGAAAAGGTTCTACTTCTGCTGTTGAAGTTAAATGCCCACAAACCAAACCATGTGGAGATGTGAAAGAACAAAAAAGAAACTATTGGCATCAAATGCAAATGGGTATGGAGTGCATGGATATAGATGAGATGCTTTTTTTCCAATGGTATAGCGATGAAGAGTTTTATCAGGAATGGGTTGAAAGAGATCCTACTTGGGCAGAAAGATATATCCCAAAAGCAAAAGAATTTATAGATTGGTATCAAGAAAAATCTAAAGATCCTGAATATATTGCAAGGTGGTCTGAAGACAAGCTTGAACCCGGAATCAATTATAAAACAGTACAAGAGGATGATTTAACTGAGGAGTTATTCAACCTCATCAAAGAACAAAATGAGCACAAGGAAAGACTTTCTTTTATCGATTCGAGAAAGAAAGAAATTTCTGCTGAATTGATAAAAAAATTTAGCGGTGCATTTTGTACCCCAAGAGTGAAATGTCATATGACACAAGCTAGGGGTCGTATTAACTATGCTAGGTTGGTTAAAGACCAAAACATTCCTAGAGATGTAATGGAAGGTTATAGATCTGAGGGTGATACTAGAATTTATACCAGACTGGTGGAGGATAAAAATGGCGATTAGATCTGAATCTAATAGTAATAGTAAAAAATCAATTAGTTCAAGAATTGATGAATCCGTTTACGATAAAATGGTGAAAGCCAGCGAAGATCCAAATCATAGATTTTATGATAGGAAGGTAGCTTATATTGTAAATAAGGTTCTAGGTGATTGGGCTTCAACGGAGAAATAAATATGACTGAATACGACAACACCAACAGAGGTGCTATTTGGAAGAATGATAAAAAGACTGAAGAAAAGCATCCTGACTTTAGAGGTGAATTAAATGTTGAGGGAAGTGAGTATTGGGTTAGTGCTTGGAAGAGAAAGCCTGGTGCTAAAGAAAGTGCTCCACCTTTAACTTTTGCATTGACTCCAAAGGAATCAAATGTCAAAAAGCCAGTTAATTCAGCACCTGCAAAAGGCGATGATTTAGCTGACGATGAATTTCCATTTTAAGGAGGTTATATGGCTGAAAATAAAATGAATATAAACCTAAATGGTGAACAAAGAGAGTATGACACTTCTGCATTCTCAGAAGCTTGTACTCAAAAAGTTGCTCAGTTGCAATTCGCAGATAACACCATATTACCCATTCTTTCTGAGATTATGAGGCTTGTAAGGTTGGGTAGAGCGGTTGACTCTAATGAATTAGAGTCTTTACTGCCAAAGGAATATACTGTAAATACGGATGAAAATGCTGTAGAATCTGATCAGAAGAAAGAAACTGAGGAGAATTCTTCAAAAGACAGCAAATGAATGCAGATCTAGAAAAGAGTCTCTCAAATTCAGGGAGACTCTCATCCGTTCAAGGCGAATCATCGCTTTCTGGATCCCCTTGCCGTGGAGTTTGTTCAACTACTTACGGAGATCTTAGATGCCGTACCTGTGGCAGACATCAAAAAGAAATTACTGAATGGCAAACTTATGATGATTTTAAGAAAAAAATTATTAATTTAAGAAACGCTGGGGAAGGTTACAAAATTAGACAATTAGAGTCTCAAGAAGAGAGATGGAGGGATTTACAAAAATTGAAAAATATAGACGATCTTACAGTAAGGGATGCTATTAAAAGGGTTGTTCAAGTTGCTGGTGTTCAAGGGGAGATGTATCCACACGACCACAGATGCATAGATATTTTAACCAAAATAATAGTGTCAAATCATAAATTCAACGACATTTCAATCAAGTCTTTGATGTCAGAGAATGATTTTGCAGAAGTCAAAAAGAAGTACGAATAGTGCTTTTGAAAAAGATCTAGCTCTTGGAAAAGAGATAGAAGAGAAGATCCTGAATTCTATCAGGAGAAAATACCCATCAGCAGTTCGCATACCTGGCAAGTTTAAAAAATATGATATTTTTATCCCGGAGAATGAATCAAAGGTCGAGGTAAAGGTAGATTACAAAAGTCAACAAACAGGAAATATTCTTATAGAGCTGTTTATGTTTGGTCAACCATCTGCATTATTAGCTACCGAAGCAGATTTTTGGGTAATTGATACCGGGAAAGAAATACTCTGGACCACTCCCAAAAAAATACTTGAATGCATTTTAATTAATAATATTCAGTCTCAAAAAATATTAGGAGAGGGAGATAGCGTAAAGAAAATTGCCTGCTTAATTCCTTACAGACTTTTTAAAAACTATTTAGTCTAAGTTTGACTTATTGTGTAATTTATGTTTAAAATGATTACATCATTAACCAATCATACTTGAGGAGGGTATAAAAAAAATGAGCTTCGGAGAGTTTTTATTAGGTTTTTTTCTATGCCTGGTGATGGCTCTCCTGCTCTACATACAAGCACATATAATTCAAGAAACTAAATCAGGTAAAACCAAAAAATTATTTTGGGAGAAAAAGAATGAAAAAAAAGACACATGAAAAAACTGAACCATGGGTAAATCTTCATGGTGAGTTTGTCGATGGTAAGTTTGTTTATTATGAATTTATCGAAGACGAAAACGGAGAATGGATAAAAGATAAAAAATATTCATTTAGATTTGTTGATGAAAAATACCATCAATACACGACATTAATAATCACACCAAAGCTTATAGAAATCTTGGTAAACGAAACAGGTTTATCAGATTTTGAACTTAAAAAATATATTGCAACAACTTTCTTCAAAGAAGAAAATGATATAGCTAGAGAACATCGAAATAAGAAAGCAAGAGAAAGGAGACAAAAGAATGGATCATCTAACTAGAAAATGCATAGCCGTAAAAGAAGCTGAAACTAGAGCTAAAGATCCTGAATTTAAGAAACTTTGGCACAATGTTTTAACACAGCTCTTAGAAAAATATGCAAATGCAGAAGGAAAAAAAATATATGAAGACACTCACTAACGCTATAAACGAATACTATAGATTTAATAAAATGGGTAAAAATGATTTTACCTTTAGAAAGTATTTTGAACCTTTGTTTGAAGGTAAAGACATAAAGGAAATAACCAAACAAGATATAGCTGAAGCTAGATCTGGAATCAAGGGATCCCCCGGAACAGTCAACAGATATCTTAGTTACTTCAGAGCAGTTTTGATGTATGCTTATGAAGAGTTGGGGTGGTTGGACACCAAACCCATTGTTAAAAGAGTAAAAGAAGATCCAAGATCTCATAAATATTTTACTCAACAACAAATAAAAAAGCTTATTGAGGTACTCCCTAAACATCTCAAAAAGCCTTTCATATTTTCCCTCCTAACCGGGGTAAGAATGTCCAACTGCTTCAACCTTCAATGGACACATATTAAAGGGAATCAAATAAGTATTGATGGTACAGAAACTAAAAATGGGAAACCTCTTTGTGTTCCTTTAAATAAAAAATGTATTGAGTTATTAGGATCCATTGAAAAAACAGGATCATATGTTTTTACATATGGAGGCAAAAAAATTAACAGAGCATCTAATACTGGTTGGTATAACGCTTTAAATAAAGCAGGTCTCAAAGGTTTTAGATGGCATGACATAAGACACACTTGGGCTACCCATCATGTGCAAAATGGTACCCCCTTACATACCTTGCAACATTTGGGTGGGTGGTCCGACTTTAATATTGTAAATAGATACGCTCACTTATCACAAGATTATTTAACAGATGCTTGTGAGAGGAGCAATGATTTGGTATCTTGATACTTTAACCTTCTAGCAGGGCTAGTGATTTTCTCTTCTAACCCCCTCTAGTGAACTAACTAGTCCTGCGATTCTTTTTCTTCATCGATAATTTTATTTACTGATTGATAATAAGCGTTTTGCTCAAGCCTTAATTTATCGAGTCTCTTGTAATATTCTTCTCTATCGCTTTCATAAAAATTATTTCTGATCAGATCTGCCTCATCTCTAAATACATCTAATTGTTTTTTTACATCGTTAAGCAATGATCTGTTGCCTGTTTTTCTAGTAAGTCTTGTTGATTTTGTATTTATAAGATCTCTTGCCCAAGGATAATTTTTATCTAGCCATGCATCTCCGTCATCAACAGAATCAAAACTATCTCTGTATTGTGATTGTATGTCAGTTAATTGTATGTAGTTATTAAAAAAGTCTGATGTGTCTGTAACATCTCTTGTGGTTACAGCTAATCTTCTTAAGAATGGTTTTTGCGAAAGAGTTACATCTTCATCTGACAGCAAAAGTCTTTCTGTTCTACCAGCCAATCTTCCTAAACCACCAGTAAGGTAATCTATAAAGTATTGAATGATACTTGGATCCACATCAACTTTACCTGAAGCAAATTCTGTGCCCCCTGTGGCTTCATTCATTCTTTTAGTTGCCCATTCTATCCAATCAGATGTCTTATTATTTTCATGCCAAGAGCTTGGTTTGTTTTGTCCAGGGAAGTTTTCAAAATAAATTGGTGCTCCAAAAAAGTCTCTATTTATAGCTAACTCAAGAACAGGTTTTGTTGGTATTGGTCCCAGGGCATCAGGAGTAAATGTCTTTGCTAAATTTAAATAAACATTTTCCGTGTTATCAAATCCTATGGGACTATAGTTAGCGATTAAGGACTGTGAAAGTTCTAGACCTGCTTTTGGTATATCTTTTGTATAGTTATCCAAAAGGTTTGACATAGCTACTTCTGTAGTAATCCTTCCTATATTATGGAAGAAAGCGTAGCCATATGGCATTGGTATTTTGATTCCTATTGGTCTTTCTTTGCCCTTTTCATCAATAACGAAGTATTTTTTTCCTCTCCCCGAAACGCCATACTTTCTAAACTTTATCTCGCCATCAATATTTTCTACCCCGGGGAACATGAATATGTAACCTGTTGCTTTATCAAAGTCAGATATTTTATTCCAAAATAGTTCTCCATCTTCATCTTCACCACTTGCCAAAACATTGTAAACAGTAGATGCCATGCCAACACTTGCTAGTCCAGCGAATATTTTTTGTTTTCTCTCTGTTGTAGCTCCCCGGAACACATTAGCTGTACCTTGAATACTTGCATTAAAGAATAAGTAGAATGCATTCAATGCACCTGTAGCTGTGCCTCCTCTGTTAAAGTTAACAGTAAGGTTTTTTGCTAGTGATGCTGCTCTGTCTAAATCAGATCCAGTAACTTTATCTAATCCGCCTTTAGCCTCAATATAGATTTCAAAAGCTGTTAACCTTGCAGCGTTTTCAACAGCAAAGTTTGTATCTTCAATTACATTAGCTGCTGTTACAAAAGTCTTTTTAGCATTTGCTTTTAGATCTCCCTCATAAATATCCATGAGGTTTTGTATTTCTTTGGCTCTCTCTTCTAATGTTTTTTGATCTAGAAAACCTGTTTGTCCCCCTGCCTTCTTAAAAGCTTCTACGATTCTATAATCGTACTTATCACGCTCAATATTGTTTTTAGCATTCCTGGCTCTTTCGTATTGAATAAATCTTTTGGTGTTTTTAAATAAATTTTTAGCATTGAATTTTTTAGCAACATCTTCTTTTGCCATCAAGCTAATATCTTCCAATCTTCCATCTTTCATATCTCTTTCTGAGAGTAAATTGAAGTATCCTGTCTGAACATCTCTTAAAAAGTTGTTCATAATAAATTCAGGATCTAGAGATGTATTTATGTAAGATAAATATCTAGTTATTGGTCTAGCTGTTCTGAACAAAAACTCTTTAGCAGTATTGTCCATGTTGCTGAAAGGTACAGCTAACTTTTCACTTTTGATGGTGAGTGCATAGCTTTGTCCTTTTTGCTTAAATAATATTTTTGCTGAGTCAGGATTTTTTCCGTTTTCACCCCAACCATAAGCTGCATCAAACATATTCGCTTTTGAAACTTCGTATAGCTCTGATTGTGGGAATGCCATAGCAAACTCACCTGCTGCTTGTGCAACTCTATTTTTCTGTTGATATATCTTAGATGCAATTACATCGTTGATGGTTTGAGTTAAAGGAGACATAGCCAAACTATCTCTACCTTTTGCTTCCTTTTCTAAAGTTTTCGGAGTAGTGAATGCAGAATTAATTAATTTGTTTGGAGATGCTTTTGCCTCTAGACCAAACTGTTCTAAAGTATCTTCTGCAAAACCTTTTAATGGTACATAATATCTGTACCTTTCACTCCAATCGTCTATTTGATTTTCGTTAACAAGACCAGCTTCTCTATAAGATTCTCTTTTTGTTTCTAACAGAGGATCTACAAATCTTTCGTAACCATCAAGGTAAGCTTGTCCGACATTTGATTTTGCTATCATCTTTCCGTCTTCCATAACATCAATATCGATGTCTGAAAGGATATCTTGAGCTTTCTGTGTGGTCATCCCGGAACCAGATGCATTTTCAATTTTTACTTTTAACTCCTCTTCTCTTTTCTTTTCTTTAGGAGTCTTATCTTCTTTTCTTTCAAGAATAGTTAGTTCTTCTTGATTTTTTTCTTTTATAAAATTATTTCTTTCTCTAGCGTGTTGTGCATATAGGAATAAATCAAATTGATCAGTAGAGATATTATTATCATCTAAATGTTTTACCAATTTAGGAAGCATATCTTTACTAATAAATTTAGATGTTTCTGCTACTGGTCCTTGAAATATATCAGCTTGTATTTGTACTTCAAAAGCCCTTTCATCAGGATTGAATCCAAGACTTCTGTATTGATCCTCAACGCCTTCAATACCTAACTCTTTTGTTACTCCCTTTTGAATCTTATTCCAATGTGACCATTTGTTAGCAAATCTAATATCAACTTTTCTCTCCCAAAAATCAAAAAATCCTTCAAGGTCGTTATACTCAAAAGTATTCTTGGGATCTGGATCATCTGCTACTTTGTAATTTTTCTTTCTTTTAGGAACATTCATTACTTGAACGAATCTTCCCTCTTCAATGCCTGCTTGAAATTCTGCCTCTTCTTCAAAAAACTCTGGCTCTGTTCTTTGTCTGTCGATACTATCTTGTAAAGTCATTGGTATCGTTTCCATAGTCAAAGGAACTTGTTCGTCTGTAGGTCTAGATATTCTAAAATCTCCATTATTGTCTTCAAAAACAATTCCCTTCTCTTCTAATCTTGACAATGAATCTTCTACATCATCTCTTTTAAGTCTGTTTTTAGATCTGATTTGATTGATGTTTATTGGCTCTTTTTGTTGATTAAGAAATTTTTCCATAGACATATCAAAAGCCATTTCAAAGTCAGCTCTTTCAGTCAAATATTCTGAGTTAGGTTCATTTCTTGCTATGATTTCAAAAGCTTCATCCCGGTAGCTTGGTTCAGGTCTATTTGGATCTAGATTAAATGGAGGAAGGAATCCATTCTCTTGAAGAGTCACTACAACATCATCCATATCTCTAAAGTTCGTAGGATCACCTTTCTTGCCTAAAACATTTATAGGAAGTTTTCCATCCTTGCCTAGAGCAAATGAAAGCTCTGTTGCAAGATCAAAATCTGAATCTAGCCTTCCTTGTAAAAGGCTTTGCGGTCTCACAGGTCTATCCATTCTAGGAAAATCAGGTTTCTTTACTTGGGGTCCATAATGATCAAGATCTAGAGTTATTATTTCTCTTGCAATGTGATCTATATAAGAATCGTTATTTATAAACTCTTGAAAGGTTTTTTCCTCTAAAGGATCCATGGTAAGTTTATGCAAAACTCTATTAGACCTTTCTACATTTTTAACAACAGTATTGTGAGCATCTAAAAACTCCCCACCTTTTTTTATTCCCGCTTGAGCCATCTTGCCCAAGGTATCCCCGGTATATTTAATTGTTCCAGTAGCAGTTAAGGTTCCTCCTGTGCCTACTAAAGTAGCAATTGATGTAGCTTGAAAATAATCAAAAACAAGCTCTCCTACAGAAGCACCTGTGTACTCAGGATTGTCCTGATTGTCTAAAGCAACTTTTAATTCTGTTTGGATGCCGTGTAAAAGACCTGAAGTTTCTTGTAGTAGTGTTGTTGCATTCTCAGCACCTAATTCTGTAAGAACATTTATTGGAGCTTGTTTTAACATTTGCTTTGTAGCTCCATCATTTCTTGAAATAAAGTTTCTCATGAACTTACTATTAGGACCAAAACCAACTCTGCCTAGAGCTGATTCAATAACACCATTGATGTTTGAGTTTGATAACGCTGTTGAATAATCAGCACCTCTGTCAATTGCATCAGAAAAAGCAAGTCCTTTTGACTGTAAGCCCATAAGACCTATATATGTTTCTAGGACTGCTGGGTTCCTTGTTGCATAAGTTGCAACGGCAAAGGGTATGAAAGATGCTGTTGAAGCAAGACCTTGTACTACATCCTCATTAAGATCGTTGTATCCAAGCCTATCAAACTTATCTTGTAATTTTTTTTGCTTTGCCCCAATGATTTTATCTTTTTTAGCTAATAATTCTGTTTCTAAATTATTAACTTTTTCTCTATACTCTGGATTATTTTTATAAGCATCAGCGTGTTTGGTTTGAGAAAAAAATCTTTTTTGTAATTCAGTTTGTTTTATTCTACCTAGTGCTCCGGGCAAGATACTATATTTAAAAACATCGTATGCATAATCACCAAAACTATAAGTTCCTTTTGCTGCATCTAGTTTTGAAAACTCGTCTTCCATTAGAAGAGCACCAAGAGCTTGTGAGCTTTGACTCCAAGCCGTAGATATAGATGCATCTGCATAGTCACCTATTGTTTTCCAAACACTTTTAGATGGGGTGTCTGTAATTTCTTTTTTGTATCCGCTAAGAAAATCTTTGGTTATTGGATTGGCAGACTCCAATGTGTCTGCTGGAATTGGTTTCTCTACAGAGGGTTTGACTTCTGTTGTTGGGGGTTGTGTTGGAAGATCTTCTTCTTGTAAGAACTTGTTGTAACCCTCTAAGAAGTCATTGGTATTAACTTCAGCCACACCCTATTCTCCGCTAGTTTGATTAGCCATTACACCACCTTCTAATTTTTCAAATTCAATCAAAAGAGGAATAATGTTTGCTGTTGTTAATTCTTGTCCATTATTTGCTAAGAAATCTTCAATGTATTTATATTGTCTCTCATCGATTAAGGTTTCAATCATTGTAGGAGAGGTTTGTAAAGAGATACTTTCAGTTAAATTTCTAAAAGAAAAAGATGTTTCTGCTTGAGGGTTAATAAAAGCATTATTATTTAAATTAGTATTCCCAAGTAATGTCTCTCTGATTACTGCTTTATCTTGAGCTAAATCAAATTTTAAATCGTAAAGAGGTATTGGCTTACCATCCTCTTTTCTTCTAAGCTTAAAGCCACTATCTGAATCTTCATCTGCTACAAGCAAAATATCTCTTTCTCTCTGTGAAAAATTATTTACTGCAATGCTAATTAAATCTTGTTCTAAATTTTCTGCTTTAGTTCCAGGGGCGGTAAAAAATTCAACATAAGTATCTTGAAATCCAGATGATCTCAACAAATTTGTTATCTGTCCGAATTGTTTTGAGTATTCTTGATCTACTTTTTGCTCAAAAGCTACTGCTGTTCCTAAGTCAACATTATCAAACATAGATGCTCTTCTAAGGTTTGCTTCAGAAGCTACTTCAAAAGCTACTCTGTTTTCTGAATTTGACATAGCTCCCAATACAGAAGCACCAGCACTTGTATAGTCTAATAAATCATTTAGAGAAAGTGCTACCGCATCTTTAGCTTCTATACTTGGTCTTATAACATCTCTGTCTGTGTCGTTTAAAACGCCTGATATTTTTTCTACAGTATCATCGTCAAATTTAACATCATATACTGCATTCAAGATTACTTGACCATCAGAGTCAATTTTATAATTAGTAAAATCAATATCTACATTTTGAACAGTTCCAGATCTTTCCCCGGACTCAAACTTTTTACCTACGAATTTACTTGTTTGTAAATCAAAAAGGGCATTCAAACCAGATGAATAATCATTTAAATCTAAGGTTTCAAAAGAGCTTGGATCTTTCATAATTTGATCTTGAAGTCTTGCAGCAGTTTCATAGCCACTTATGACTTTGTCATCAAAAATAGCCAATGGATCTACTCCATAAAACTCCTTAATACCTTGAGCTATACCTGCTTGTGTATTAATAAAAAAGTCTTTCTTTTTTTGTGAAAGTGAATTCCATTGTTCTGCATCTTGCAAAACATTGAACCCTGAATAAAAATTAAAAAGCTCAGTTCCTAACTGCTCTTGCATATTTTTTCTATTCATTAAACTTCTAGTTTGTATATTTTCTTCTAAATTGTTGTTTTGAAGTTCTCTGTAATTTTTTGCAAGTTCTTGCATTTCAGGAGAATTAGTAAATTGAAGCTGTTTAAATCTTTCTTCTTGTACTTGTGCTGTTCCGGGAGTAAATTTAAATCCTTCAAGCAGTTCTCCGTCTTCGCCAAAAGCATTTTCTCTGTCAACTTTCTCACCTTTGGCATCTGAATAAAATCCAAAAGTTTGCATTTCATCTAATTCAGCTCTTTCTTTAGCCATAGAAAGTTTAGCCATATCTGTAAATATGGAGAAACCTGTATTTAATCCTCTTGAAAAACTCATAATTAAAATAATTTACTCAATAAAAATCCAGCTGCGGCACCTATTGCCATTCCAACGGGTCCTCCCGCAACTCCAAGTTTTGCTCCCATTCCTGCAGCTCCTGCAGCTCCACCTATTGCCGTAAGCGTTGCTGCTTGGTTTGTCTCGGCTGCTTTCATTTGAGCATCTATTTGTTCTTGTAAAGCCTCGTTTCTAGACTCTTCTTCAGCTGCCTTTGTAAGACCTCTAAATGCCTGCTCTTTGGTTTTTAAACCTGTGCCAATAAGTCCTAATCCTCTTGCCATTATACTGTTGCTCCTGTAATTGATCTGTCTCGTATTGAACTTCCAAGACCTCCACTAAGTATTTCAAGTCTTCTTTGTTCTGATCTTTCTCTTGCGAAATTCCTTGCCGCCACAGTTGCAGAAACCTCATTTCTGCTTAAATCATTTGCAAACTGGTTTCCGCCTCTGTTTAAGCCAAATGAAGCCATTCTTCTCATCCTAGAGCCTCTACTTGTCGCAAACTGTCTAGCAACTGCTGCTTGAGCTCTATTTATTTCTTCTTGTTGTAATCCTGAAAAATCTGTTGTCATTTGATTTATTAAGTCTTGTTCTATTGGAAAAAACCTTCTTAAATAATCTTCGAACTCTGCTTCGTATAAATCAGCTAGTGTTTCTTGAGCAGCCCTATCTCCAGATCTATACGGATCTACATACATTGGATCTCTTCCAACAAAAGCTCCTACTTCGCCCTCATAAAAACCACCGCCACTAAAGTTTCTGTTTTGAGGAAATAAACCCGCGTTTCTGTCTCCCAAAGAAGATTCATATCCCGGAAGCATTGTTCTCACAGAACCTGAATTTAATGTACCTGGACTATAAAAATTTGACATATTAAGTAAAGCTATCAATAGTTGAATAATAACCAAGACCTGCACCAAGCAAAGTACCTGCTACTTCTTGATTTGCCATAGATCTAGTTAAACCAGCTCTAGCTTCTCCTCTAGCAACATTACCTGCAAAACTTGCAATATCTCCCATTCCTGAAATTGAGTCCCCGGCTTGTCCAGTACCCATAGCGACTACATTTTGAAGTCCTTGATAATATCTGTCTAATTGAGCTGACTGCCCGGCTGCAGTACCTCTCCCTGTGGAAGAGCCTTGTACTGAGGCTAAATTGTCCATAGTTGATGTAAATCTACCGCTAGATGGATCTACATTATTTGAGAATAATTTGTTTGTTACAAGCTTTCTTGCATTGTCAAACTCTGGTTTTATTGATGCTGATACAACGCCAGCAACATCATTAAATTTACCCGTGTTAGATAAATTTAAAACCTCTCCTATAAATTGATTTTCAAGAGGCACATAATACTGTTGATAAAGATTGAATCTCCTTGCAGCAATCTCAGCTAATTTTTTCTGAGCAACTGTATCTTTAATTTCTGTTGATCCACCGCCTCCAGACATCTATATCTCCTTTTCAGTTAAGTAATTTTTAATAATATACCCATGGTAGCCAAGTGCTTTTGCAAGGCTTTCCCATGGAGTCCAAAACTCTATTTTGTTGCAACCCTTATTTTTAGCCATTTCTTCTATGTAGTCCATATATTTTTCTGCTGCTTTACCTCTTTTATCATAAGCAATCCAAATCAAAAGTGATTTAGAGGCGTTAAAGATGTTTGGCTTCTCCTGTAAAATAATAAAGCTTTCACATGGATCTTGCTCAACATCTATATAAAGCTCTGCAACACCATTTAAAACCGCTGCATAAATGTCTTCTGGTCTCCAATCTGGATCTGCTTGATTTTTTATTTCTTGCAGTCCTGGCTTGATCTGATCCCAAATTAACCTTATATCAGCCTGGGTTAACATATCTCTTGTAAGATATCATTTTTTATTATATTACTCAAAGCACAAACCTTATAAATAAAGCGGTTTACTCAAAACCAAAATTAGAAATAAATTTAGCCCTTTGTGTTTCTTCGTTCCAAGGACCCACCTCAATAACAGTCAATGCACCGCCACCATCTTTCAGAGAATCGTACATACCCTTACTTCTAGCTTCTATAATCAATCCTACGGATCCTTGCTGAATATGAAAGTCCTCTGCTGTTGGTGTAAAGGTGTCTGTTATAGAAGTGTCATACTGCCAAGCTTTACTATTTGCACTATTATTGGCAGTAAGCATCAATCCAGTTTTGCTTCTTTGTTGGCTATCATATTCATAAACCTTATAACACGCTATAACTCTTATTAATAAATCGTCTTCAAAAATGCCCACTAAATATTTATCATCATCCGATATAGCTGAATCATAAATACTTTTCAGTCTTTCTTTTACTTCTGATTCTTCACATTGCAGAAGATTTGAAAGAAGATCCTCTTTTACAGATTCTTCTTCATAGAGTCTGTTGTAGTCTGCATCAGATAACTCTGTAACTAATTCTCTTGTATATGCCATTATTCGGGCTCCTGTGGATAAATAACATCTCCCAAATCTAGAATCATAGGATAATCACTTGGAAGATCTCTAAGCTTTTGTCTGTACTGTTGCCATTCTATTTTTTTTTCCT